AAGAACTGGGTGTGTTGCACCTGAAGCTCCTTGAAAAGGTTCTGTTCTATTTTCATATTTGAAACCTAATAAGTCTAATCCAGTTGTATATGCATTTTCCCATTCTTTTCTTGAAGATTTGTAATCCATATAATTTTGAACCATTTCATTTCCAATTGGTTCAATAATATCTTCTGGTAAAATATCTGCTAGATTATCAAAATGACTTTGTGTTCCTGATACATTAATTGCATTTGGATCAAAGTCTAATGTAGCTCCACCATCTTCTTCTGGGATGACCTCTACAGGTCCTTTTTCAATATCTTCTTCCTGAACACTAACTTCTTCTGCCATCTCTTCATCTGAAGGGATGTCAATTTTAGTTCTAGTGTTAGGGAGTCCTTTATCTATATCTGCCATTTATTACTCCTAATAGTTTCTAGCACGTTTCATTAATGATAGCAACCCTTGTGGGTTAGGTCCTGATTCTGGTGGTGGGCCTGATGAATCGCCTGCTTCTTTTGCAATGCCTCCACCTGCAAAAAAACCTAAATCTATATTCATTGATCCTCCATCTGCTTTTTTAACTTTTTTAAGTGGGACACCATTTTCAAATTTAGGAAGACCATAGTATTCTAATTGTCTATTTATTCCTGTAAATTCACCTGTTTCACTATTAAACATTTCTTCTCGATATCCAAAAAATCTATTTCCTATTTTAACTGCTTGTCCCATTTCTTTCATGTAGGTGTCAAACTCTTCAAGTCTTAAGTCATATTCTGGATCATCTATTTTATTTTTTACATAAGACTCAATAGATTTATAAAGAGCTTGATTAGTTTTATAATCAGACACGTTTCTATTTCTTAAAAATTCTATGTTTTGTTGTTCTGTTGTTTTACCAATAGTGTGAGATATATCAAAAATACCAGAATTATCTTTTGATCTTTCAATCATTTCTTTTTTAGTTTTCTTAATACTGTGATCTAATATTCCTGTTTCCTTATCCATTGTTGTATTTAAAGCTTTTACCAACTTAGGATAATCAGTAATAACTAATGTTCCGTCTTTAAACATAGAGTTTAATTTTTTAAGTTGCTGTTCTTGTAATTTAACATTCGCTAACATATCTGCTGATAAATATTTTCTTGCTTTTTTTATTCTGTCAGCAGCTTGTTTAATATAAAATGCTTGTTTTCTTGGTTCTGGATAATCAGCTTTAAAATCATTACTGTTTTTTATATTAGCTACTACTCTTTTTACATTTCTTTCATTAGTGTTAAATAATTCTGCTAATTGTTTATTACTTAGTGTAAGTTTTTTTGCTTCCGGTCTATTTGGACCTAACTCAGTTCTTTCTGTTAAATTATTAATAAAAAACTGTTCTGCATTTACAGTAAGACCATTTTTTAATTTTATATTTTCTGGGAAGAAATTTTTATCTTTAGAGACAACAATTGTATTATTTTCAATTGCTTTTAATTGAGCAGTTTCTTGTAATTGTTTAACAACGCTAGGATCTGATCTATCGTAACTTGCTGTTCGCACACTTAGTTCAATATTGTTGTCTTTAGCTATTTTACTAGGATTACTATAAAAAGGTAAAAGTGCTTTTAGTTCTGTCGCAGAAGGTGGTTTACTTTCTTTTTCTATATATTTATTTACAACTAATTGTAATAGCTCTACTTTTTCTTGTTCATTCATTATAGCTTGTGTACTTGCGTCTCTAACTTTTTTTTGTCCAGTAGTAGGGTCTATATAAATATTTTCTGTTCTAGTTTTTGTTTTTCTATAGTCTTTAACTAAATTATTAATTTCGTTTAATGCTTTTGGATCTAGTTTTTCAAGTGCTCTCTCACCATATTCTTTTTCAGATAGATATTTTTTTTCAACAGGTGCTTTTTTATTATAAAAAATAAAATCTTTTAAAGTTTGTTCTGGAATTTCTGATCCACCAGTACTAGTAGGAAGTTGTTTTGTTTCTGCGGGAAAAGATTCTTTTGTATCTATTTTAGGAGGTTCTGAATCTCCTGTTGTTGTGTCTATTTTAATAGGTGGTTCTGAGGGAAAGCCTACAGGTTTAGTCATTTCTCTAATTCTTTTTGCTTCTCTTTCCATTTCATTTGCATCAGGTCTTATAATTGTTCCGTCTCCTGTATCTTGGACATCTGAAAAAAATGTATCATAAACTCTTTTACCTATTGCAGTTCCACCAAGAGCTTCTACACCTCTTTTAAGCAAAGGTTTAACACCGGGTATTTTTGTACCATATCCAACTAAAGTACCTACATTGTATCCAATCCGTCCACCATCTGCTCGTGGGTTACGTTTCATAAAGTCATTAACAAGTTCTATATCTCTAATTGCTTCTTTAGGTTCTGGTATTTTAATTCTGTCTGCTGTAGTTACGATATCTGGATCATCGTATAGATCTTGTAGTTTTCTGATTGCAGAAAGAAGGTCGTCCATTACTCACCTAATAATCTAGCAACACCACCGCCAGCTTTTTTAGTAACTGTCTTTTCAATAACTTCTATAATGTCATCGTCGATACCCATCTCATCTCTTTTTCCAGGTTTGTAATAAATTTCTTTACCACCTTTTTTAATTGTGTAGCTTCCATCCATTATATCTTCTTCAACTTCAATACCTTTATGTTTTTTCTTAGTCACCATTTCTTTTACTCTTCTACCACTTTGAGAAATAGTTTTACCTAATGTCATAACTGTTTCTATAATTTTATTTAATGCAGGTGCTGCAAGTTCTGCACCTTTTTCAATTGCAGGTTTTGCCATCTTAACTCCTTTACCAATTCCAAATGGTAACATCGATGCAATTCCAACAGCTGCTTTCATAAAGCCTCTTCTTCTAGGATCTTTTGGTCCATCTTTAAATGCTGCACGTCCACCATCTGCAAAAGGTATTGAAGAAGATAAATTTGTTACAATATCAAATAATTCTGAAGTATTAAAACCAGAAAGTATTGGAGCTGCTTTGTTATAAAATAATTTTTCAAACATTCCTTGACCATCTTTAAATTCTGCACGTCCGCCGTCTGCTAATGTAATTGATTGTGCTCCTCTATCCGGCATTGAAGACATATCTCCCATTTCATTTAACATTTCTCTAGCTTTTATCTCAGCCTCTTCTGGAGACAAACCTTGATCTAAAAGATCATCAAAAATTTTTTCTAATAATCTTTCGTTCATATCGTTAGAAGCCATCTGCATGATACCTTCACCATCTTTAAAACCTGCACGTCCACCTGATGCATACATATCTTCTGGGTCCATATCTATATTTTTTAATTTGTCGTCGACTGCATCCATGATCCGTTTAGCATCGTTCTTAGTTAAATCTTTGTATGGACCTTCTCTTTTAATAACTTTGTTTGCTTCTTTCATAACTTTTATTCCGTCCATGTTTTTAAAACTGTTAATTGTAAAATCTATAAACTTAGGATTAATACCTTCAACTACTTCTGGTCCAGCACCTGTTGCTTTCATGATCCCTGATTTAAGAGCATTGCCTTGTTGTGTACCACCCATGATTGGTTTACTTGGATCAATTGCTTTACCTTGCATGTCTAAGACTTTTCTCATCTCTTGAAACCTTAACACTGCTTCTTGTTTAATTTTTATAAGATCGAGTCCTTTAGGTTCTACGCCTCTAATTTTTTGATAACCTTTTACCAGTTGATTAAAAATTTCTGGTAATTTCATTCCAAATTTTATCATTAATAATAGTTCCTTTTCGTTTTCTCGACTTGTTCGTCGACGTAGTCTTCAGGGTGTTGTAATAGTCCTCCCTGTCTAAAACGCATAATTGCTTGTGTTGTACTATCAACCAAGTCATCATGATCCCCGTACGGAAACGCAGCACATTCTTCAACGACGTCATCTGCGAATTTTTGTTCAGGACACCATATCATACCAGATTCGAACAAAGGTGCAACTGCATTTACACGAGCGTGCTTGTCGTTTCCACGACTAGGTGTGAAGTTCACAACCGGTATATCCATCTGTCTAAGCTCGTATGTAAGAGGTAGTCCTGATGCTTTTGCTTCAACAATAACAGAATCAGGTTGCCAATAAGCATATTGTTCAAGGGCCAATCTCCTTAGTTCAGGAAACTCATATCTACCTTTTACAGAATCTAACAGCATTAAATTAGCAGGTTCATCTTCTGATGGATAAAATACACCCCAAGTAGTAATAGCACTGTAGTCAGCAGTTTCTTTTTTAAGAAATGCAGTATCATAAGATTGTATGACGTGATGTAATGTAGGTATCCAATCTTTGTCCCAGA